CAATTACGCAAAGCGATTATTGAAAAAACTTTAGCTGGTTTAGTATGGATGGCAGTAGTTGGTTTACTAGGCTTAGCTTGGTCTGGACTTAGAGGATATTTGGGGAAATAATGCCAAGTAAAAGCAAAAAGCAGCATAATTTGATGGAGGCTGTAGCGCATAGCCCATCGTTTGCTAAAAAAGTAGGGATTAAACAGTCTATTGGTAAAGAGTTTGCTAAAGCTGATAAAGGTAAGAAATTTGGTCTAGGTGGTGGTGTTGGTATTACTCGAGGCGGCAAGAACCAAATTAACCGTCAAGAGACAAGGTTTGGTAGTATTCTAGGGCAACAAAAGAATGCACCAGATGTTAATTTAAATAAATACGTCGGCAAAAAAACTGGCGGGAAAGTGAAGAAAAAATGATGGCAACTAAAAAATTCTCTCAAAAAGAGACAATGGGTAGTGAGTCTATGCAAAAAGTTAAAACCGGTGCTCCAAGCATTGATGGTATTGCTGAGCGTGGTAAGACTAAAACTAAGTATCCAAAGATGAGTGGTAACACCATCGGTAATGGTCCATTAGTTAACTGCAAATAATCATGACCCCAGAACAGCAAAAAAAGTATTACGCTGATAACGCAGCAAAAGGTAAAGCTGCTGAAGCTAAACAGGACTACGAAGTCTTTGGATCTCGTGGTGACGCTGCTCGTAAGGGCATGGAAGAAGGTCGTATGGACGCAATGGGCAATGCCTATAAGAAAGGTGGGAAAGTTATGGAACACAAGCACAATGTAGAACACGTTAAGCATCACTATGGCAAAGGCCATGATCACATGCATGAGCAAGAGAAAGTTTCTAAGATGTACGGTGAAGCTCCTCACAAAATGCATCACGACCATGTAAAAGCCATGTGTGGTGGCGGCATGACTAAGAAAGCTAAGTAATGAAAGCTAGTCGTGGGATGGGCGATATTAACCCATCTAAGATGCCTAAGGCTAAAACGATTGTCCGTAAAGACAATCCAAATGATGTAACTATGTATAAAAAAGGTGGTGAGGTTTGGGATAAGCCCCGTCCAAAAGGGCTTGGTAAACCTAAAAAAATGTCAGCTGCTAAAAAGTCTAGTGCAAAAGCTATGGCTAAAGCAGCCGGTAGACCTTATCCTAATTTAGTTGATAACATGAGAGCCGCTAGGAAAAAATAATGGCAGAAAAATGGATTCAAAAAGCTATTAAAAAACCCGGAGCGCTGCATAAAGAGCTAGGCGTACCAGCTGGCAAAAAGATTCCGTCAGCAAAACTAGCTGCAGCTGCAAAGAAACCCGGCAAGATGGGTAAGCGGGCTAGGCTGGCGGAAACCCTAAAAGGAATGAAAAAATGAAATTAGTTTCTTGGATACTGGGTTTGTTTAGCAAACCAAAAGAGGAAGTTATTTTTACTGATCCGGAATTAGCCGCATGGCCTTTTCCTGTACCTCCAAAAAAGAAACGTCCACAAGTAAAAAAGGCTACAACTCGTACGTCTAAAAAACCAGCTGCTAAGAAAACTGTTGCTAAAAAGGCAACTAAAGTTGCTAAAAAGGCTAAGTAATGGCTACTTCCGGCACAACGCTATTTAATTTAGACATGGGCGACCTCATTGAGGAAGCCTTTGAGCGTTGCGGCACACAATCTCGTTCTGGATATGATTTTAGAACCGCTGCCCGCAGCGTTAATATGCTTACCATTGAGTGGGCGAATCGGGGTATAAACCTTTGGACTATTGAACAAGGTCAGATTCCGATTAACATTAACGGCGGACAGATTAGCTACCCAATTCCCGTAGACACCATTGATTTATACGATCACGTCATCAGACAAGGCGTTGGCCAAAATCAGGTCGATATTAATATCACACGGATCTCCGGGGATACCTATTTAACAATCCCAACTAAAAACGCTTACGGGCGTCCTATTCAAGTTTGGGTTGACCGCCAGTCCGGAAATGTAGATTCGACACCAGTTACTAGCGTTGCAAGCGGCTATCCTATTAGCGCTACCGATACCACCATTTATGTAACCTCTACTCAGAATTTACGCACTCAGGGTTATATTAATATTGATGGTGAAACCATTCTTTACCAAAATATTGGCACTGCAAATACCAGCAACGCTAACCAATTATTAAACTGCTACCGCGCTCAAAACGGAACTACTGCAACGTCCCATTCAGCGGGCGCTCTCATATATAACAATTATTTGCCAAACATAAACATCTGGCCTACCGGTAATCCCGGTACACAATATAACTTTGTTTACTGGCGCATGCGTCGCGTACAGGATGCTGGCACGGGTGTTAATACTGAGGACATTCCATTCCGGTTTATTCCATGCATGGCAGCTGGCTTGGCGTATTACTTAGCTATGAAGTTACCGCAGATTGATATGAACCGTATTCCATTATTAAAAGCGGATTATGAACAGCAGTTCCAACTGGCTCAGGATGAGGATAGGGAAAAGGCACCTTTACGGTTTGTACCACGTAATATGTTCTACTATAGATAACCATGCCAAATAAGTTCTCAGCCGGTAAATATGCGATTGCCGAATGTGATCGTTGTGGTCAAAGATATAAGTTATCTCAGTTACATATTCAAACCCTAAAAACTAAACCATATAAAGTAAAGGTTTGTAGTACTTGTTGGGATCCAGATCAGCCACAGTTGCAGTTGGGTATGTATCCGGTTAATGATCCACAAGCAGTACGTGACCCAAGACCAGATGTAAGTTATTATTCGTCAGGAAGTACAGGGTTATATATAAACCCTAATGCTAGCAACAACACAAATAATGCTGGTTATCCTAGCGACGGTAGTAGGCAAACGCAGTGGGCATGGAATCCTGTGGGCGGGGCACGGGGTTTTGCAGATGCTTTTACCCCCAACGATTTAAATTTAGCTATTACAATAGGTACAGTAACTGTACTAACAACTTAGGAGTATTAACATGGCAATGCAAAGACAAAAGGGGATTAAGACTAATGAACCTTTTGAACCTAAAAACGTAGAAGATAACATGAAAAAAGGCGGTAAAGTTATGGAAAAAGCAAAAATGAAACACGATGATGAAGCTCAAGACAAAAAATTAATCAGCAAAATGATTAAAGCGTCTGAGAAAAAAGAAATGCCTGGCATGAAAAAGGGCGGTAAGGCTGTTAAAAAAATGGCTAAAGGCGGAGTTACTGGTCAAGCTATGAAGTCTATGGGTCGTAATATGGCTCGCGCTATGAATCAGAAATCAACCTCAAGAGGTCGTTAATATGGCAACCCAAATTAAACCTACAACCAAGAACAGTTCGCCTATGCGTACTGGCAAGGCTAAAAATAATGGCCCTGCTGAGATGTATGAAAAGAACGGTACTGGTGTAGCGGCTATGCGCAAATCAACCGGTCACGATGCAAAAGACCCAAATACATTTAGCGCAAATGAAGTTACTCCTAAAACAGTACCTATGCGTGTAAGTATTGGCAATATTGATCGCGGACCAAAAGAAGACGGTATTGAAGTTCGTGGTTCTGGCGCCGCAACTAAAGGTCGTATGGCTAGAGGCCCAATGGCATAATGAATTACGTACAGCTTCAGCAACTCATACAAGACTACGCCGAGAATACAGAGGCGTTATTTGTTAAGGACATTCCTCAGTTTGTCCAACAGGCTGAAACTCGTATATACAATTCAGTAAACGTACCATCACTGCGTAAGAACGTAATTGGTACTATGACATTAGGTAACCAGTATGTAGCGTTACCTTTGGACTGGCTGGCAAATTATTCAGTAGCAACTATAGATCCAACTACGGGGATGTATAACTACCTGATTAACAAAGATGTTAATTTCATGCGTCAAGCCTACCCGTATGCCACCAATAATGGAACAGCGTACCAAGGAACCCCAACCGGAACGCCTAAGTACTATGCTTTATTTGGGTCTCAATATTCAAACGTTAATGAAATGACGATTATGGTTGCGCCCGCTCCTGACCAAGCTTACCCTATTGAGATGCATTATTACTACTATCCACCTACTATTGTGCAGGGTATTATTACTGGATTTAGCTCAATTACAAATTCTGGCTCGCTATATACGCCGGGTGTATACCCAGAAGTGCTTTTAACTGGTGGAAATGGCTCAAATGCAACAGCTACTATTACGGTTGGTTCTTCTGGTTCTGTGACTAATATTACTCTTGATGATGGTGGTGTTTTTTATGTGGCAGGAGATACTCTTAGCTTTAATGCTTCTTCTATTGGTTCAGGTACTGGTTCGGGATTTACTGTAAACGTTTACACCGTTTCTAACGCAACTGGCACTAGCTGGCTTGGCGATAACTATGATCCAGTCCTGTTCTATGGTGCTATGCGGGAAGCCCAGCTATTTATGAAGGGTGAGGCCGATATTGTGGCTAATTATGAGGCTAAATATCAAGAAGCATTGTTAGAGTTTAGACGCTTTTGTGATGGTCTTGATCGTGGTGA